CATATAACACACCCTCTGTACTATTTATCAATGTACTATTACCACTACCTGTTAGTGTTTCTGTTGCTCTTGTAACTGTACTACCTGTTAGTGTTGGTATGTATGATGTAGCGTAGGGTAGTTCTTCTAGTTGTACGCCCCATATATCATAAGAAGTTGCGGTTGCACCACTATCATCTATATTAACGTGAAATAAGTTTCCTGAGTTTGTAGAATTAAAAGTAGCAGTAAGCGTATATCTTGTCCAATTAGAAGATAAAGTAATTGTATCATCAAAGCCTTGGTCAACTCCATTAGACATCTGCACTCTTAATGTTCCGCTACCTTTTAAATAAACTGAAACAGTCAAAGTTTTACTTGCTGAGTTAAAACTTGATACAAAAAATTTTAAATCATTTCCACCACTACCACTTAATCCTGAAATATTAGTGCCATTATTTTCTCCACTAGGACTTAATATATTTGTTGCGCTTATAGTTGTACCACCAGTTTTAGTCCACTCACTAAAATCCTCACTATAACTAACAAGATTAGTAGAAGTAGGCTCTAACAATATATGACCATTATCTCCATTACTATCATAGTTTATTCTAGCTAAATCTACTTCTGTACTAAATGTAATGTCTTTTACTGATACACTAGCCAATGTTATATCTACATCAGCAGTTGCTCTGTAAAAACTTAATGTAGTGTTACCTGTCGGCTTTAAGTATCTTGTTGTTACTCCTTCTTCATTAAAAAGCTCTGAAAGACCTGCTGCATCAATCTTAATAGAACCACTTGTTACATCGTGAACATCAACTACTAATTCATAAGTTTTATTAGCCTGTAACGTTAAAGTACTATTTAACATTGTAATAGGACTTGTATTTAAAAACTTTAGCCTAGCAAACCCCTCTGTAAATTCTACATAATTATCTGCATCACTATTTGTAACACTCCACCTATCGTTAGGGTCAACTTGTTGTACTGATACGTTGTCTATTGAGCCTATGAAACTAACAACAGCAGCAAAACTAAAATTTCCATTAACACTACTTGAAGATGTAATGTATTCTGTATATGTTCCATTTGCAGTTCTAACTAAACCATCAGTATCAGGACTGCCATTAATTTTTATCTTAACACCACCTGAAACAAATCCACTAACTGTATAAGTTACCTTGTAAGTCTTATTAGCTATAATACTTGCATTTGTATACATAATACTACTACCATTGCAATTTGCCAAACCTCCTGATATAGCCCAATCTCCTAATGTAAACCAATCACTATCAGTATCAAACGTACCGTTAGTAACCAACTCACTACCCAACTCCTCAAAATCACCATTAAGTACTAATTCAGGGTCAGTAATACTCTGCATATCTTGTACTAAACCATCAGAGTTTATTCTTGTAGCACTACTTGCTCTATCGAAGTCAAAGTCTGATGATACATCTACTATTGATACGTTGTCTATTGTACCTGTAAAATCACTTATACCAAAAATTCTAAAAAGTAAGTTACCTGTAAATGTAGTTGTAAAATATCCTTCAACTGTATGCTCTTCCACAACAGTAGAATCATAAATACCTAAAGTACTGTAATTTGCATTATCTAATTGTATATATAAATTTGTCTGACCATCGCCTGATTCATAACTTCTTGTGTACGAAAACTTATAAGTCCCGCCATTTACAACAGCAACATTTTGTCTAATGTCACTATTAACGCTGTAGCCACTTCTTCTAACCTTACCATTTGATATACTCCACCCTTTTTCACCTACACCACTCCAATCACTATCAGTATCAAAAGTTCCATTAGTTACAAGTTCATCACCTGTATAAGTCTTTACAGAGTGTACCCTTGCATCACTTGTTGCAGTAGGAGTAAGTAGTATAGTAGCTTTGTCTAGTACATCAGCATTATCTATTGCCTTAATAGTAGATTTAGATGCACTACCATTCTCATAGTACGTTGCCCTACCTCTTAACGTAGATAATAAGCCATCTATGGCATCACCTAATGTCTTTTTAGCTATGCTTAATGCTAAACCTAATCCTAACATATATTAGTTGTTATATCCTATTGCTACTCCACTTGTTAAAGTGATACTACGAACATTTAGAAATAATACTGTACCTGCTGGTATAGTAGTTGCTAATGCTGATGGATTAGCACTTGAACCATCTAAGTTACCCGCTGTAATAGAAGCAATTACACACTCTGTTACAAAGTGTACTGCGTAAAAATCTACGCTAGTTACTGCTGATGTAGTAATTATTCTTGTTGTTCCTTTCTTACCTAATTGCTCGTTTAATAAATCTGTTGTATTTTTTACTGCCATTTTAAATGCTTATATATGTTGTGTTACTATTTGTTGTATTCTTATTGCTTGTTGGTGTGTATTGAGTATATGATACCTCTGTTACACTAGCATCTTTTACTAATGCCTTACCTCGTTCTATAATCCTTGCATCAGTTAATGTACTATCATCAGTTAAATCGTTAGTAGTAACTTGATAAATTACATAAGTATAGAAACCCTCTGCACCTAAACTAATATGTGTACCCTCTGTAAAATCTACTTTGCTATGTCTAGGCTCAACAGTTTCAGTAGGATTAACAAAATAGCTTTGTTTAGTCATATCGTTGGTAAACTTAATAAATATATATGGACTGCTAGCTAATCTTTTCTTACTTGTAAGATTAAAGTATAACTCGTTTGCTAATCCTTTATTTATTACTACCATAATATAAAATATAAAAAACTATGTTTTATTTACAATTAATCAAAAAAAAAGGGCTAAAAAGCCCCTTTTTCTTAAATTATATTGATAATTATGTAACTGTTACTGTAAAGTCAGAGTTATCAAATGGTGTGCTTGTATAAGCATTAACAAATAAGCAAGGGATACTCTCCATACCTACAAATGTTAAATCGTAACCATTCATATCGCCAAACGCTACACCACTATTACCTGTTGCAGTTGTCATCTCCATTCCGTTCTCACTACCACAACACCATATTTGTCTTTTGCCATTTGCATCTACTGCATTAGTTTCTACAAATATTAAAAGTCTATTTTGTGCTAATAGTTTAATTTCGTTTTGGTCAGCTACACTTAATTTGTGCAATTTCACATTTACTGATGGCTCATAAAATACTGTACCATTTTCTGCACTAGCAGTCAAAGTTTCAGTAAATGAACCTGTACCTCTTACAAGATTGTATTTGTATAATTGCGCTGGTGATAAATCTAAATCAGTTATAGCACCACCACTAGATGTAATTGTAGCATCTTCTAATTGACAGAAGTAAACTGCACGTACACCACCTACGATGTCTTTACAATCTAATGCTCTACCTGTTGTTAATTCACAAGCCATATTCTTTGTGTTTTATTAGTTAAGGGGGGCTTTCACCCCCCTGTACTTATTTTAATTATGATTGGTGTACGATGTCTGCACCAATTCCGTGCTGGCAACCAGCCGTAAATTTTGCCACTACTCTTAAATTATCGCTCCCATCTAGGTCAGACATATCTAACATACGAATTTCAGAGTGGTCAGAGATTAAATCTGTACCAAAGAATAAGTTAGATTTTTGAGCAGCTACCATTTGGTTGTCAGGCATACCTTGACAAACTGCAATCTTAACACCCTCAAATTCAGGAGTGTATTGCCCCATATGATTGAATGGGAATGCAGATAAAGCAGAGATAGCAGAAATATAGAAACGATAAGTTTTAGCGTTCATATAGATATACAAATCTTCTTTAGTGTAAATTTGTGCTGGAACAGCAGCAACTAAGTCTTGCAACTCACCAATTACGTTAGATGCAGTATAAGCACCAGCAGCACTATCAGTGCCAACTGTACCATCGTTAGCAAAGTAACCTGTACTAGCAGTAAGGAAACCCTCGAACTGACCAGCAGATGCTTCTGCACCACTCCAAATAGAACTTTCTACTGCATCAGCAATAGTTCCACTTAGGTAAGACATAACAAATGCAGTAAAGTCAGCACTCATATCTCTGTTGTGCGCACCAGCTCTCATTTGAGCAGCTTGCCAATCAGCAAGTAGGTCTTTTTTACAAAGGTCTACGTTAATTTGTAATTCTTTTGGATTAAGTACTCTCTCTGTTAAAGTTAGTGTACCAGCATCAGTAAAATCACAAGATGCGTTAGCTACCAAAGATGCACCAGCAACTTTAGTAATGTTTCTTTTAAATTTCACATTCTCTAATACGTTTAAGTATTCAAGAGATGTAGCAGATTTCAACGCAGCAGCAATATACTGACCAGCGTGTTCACCTGAATAGTTTGAAGTTATTGAAAAACTCATTTTTTAATTATTTATTAAGGTTATACATATATTTTTCTTGAGCAGATAACTTAGCGTAGTCTGCTTTGCTTAATTCAACTCTAGGAGTAGTGTTAGCAGCAAACTTTCGTGCCTTTACAGGCTCTGCGCTAGGCTCACTACCTAAATCTTCAACTTGCTTAGATAACTCAAGGTTTTCGTTTTGCAAATCAACAATGTTCTCATCTTTAGATAAGTTCTCACCTCTTAACTCATCTAATTCTGATTTAATCGTATTTAATTCGTTAGTAACATTTTCTAGTAATTCTCTTACTACGTTACCAACTTCTTCGAGCATAGTATCTTCAGTAGTAGTTTCTTCTTCCATTTCTACTTCTTCTTCTTCTTTTTGCTCAACTTCTTCTTCTTCTTTAGCAGATATTTCTGTTACTACACCATTCTCATCAGTAGTAAACTCTGTGCCATCTTCTAAAGAGTAAGTACCTTGTGGCATTGGAGTTTGCTCACCATCTTCTGATAAGATGTTAAGTACTACACCCTCTGCTAACTCATCTGCTTCTGATACTACGATAGTACCATCTGCTAATTTAGCTTCGTAAGCTAATTTTACTTCTTGTTCTTCGGTATCTATACCTAAAGCAACTTTTATACGTTCTTTTAAATCCATAGTTATTTAATTATATTATCTGTATTGTCCAGCGTTAAGTTCTTTTATCCAATATTCAGCAGTATTTTCGTAACCTTTTAAAACATTTACCTTACCACTAATTTCATTACCTAAATCTATACCTAGTTCTTTAGCTTGTTTTTCTATTTTTTTAGCAACATCAATAGCTTCACTAGATACTCTTAATAGTTTTAAAAAATCGTTATCTACTTCTAGTACAATTTTTCTTAATTTACCTAAACCATTGTTTTCAGCAATCGCACTAGCTTTTTGTGCTTCTTTGAACATTTTGTCAAAATCTGCTATACTAGCCAACTCAACTTTTTCAGCTTTCTTAAACTTACTAAGTTCGTTGTAAAATTTATTCTCCATAATATAAAATATAAATTAGTTTGTTTTGTTTTATTTTTAGTACATACGTTTAATCTTCTCTGCTAATTTAAAGGCTTCATTAATTTTCTTTTCTTTCTTTTTTAATTCTTCAAATAATCCTTTATATTCTTTATAGTCAGGTATATCGTTAGGACTTATGCCTAATTCTTTACTTCTTGTTTCTGCATCTTTTAAAAATTTTCTACTTGCAGTAAACCACTCTGTAATATCTTTCTTCATTAGCCTTATTTCTTTGACTATTTTACCATACTCTTGTGCTAATCCAAGTGCATCAGGTAAGCCTGTTTTAGCCCTCTTTATAATAAAATCTGCTGTATCTAATGTATTTTTTATACCAACTATATTTTTAGTAAATATACTTAACTCTACCTTAGATAGTTTTTGTTTATCTATTTCGTCTAATTTTCTTATAGCCCAATTAATACCACTATCACCTCCCCAAGCATCGTACATCAAACCACCACAACCCTCTGAATAGGGCACATCTTTGTGTTGCTGATGTCTTTTAAAACTTGCCATACGTGCTATGGTATCTCTGCTAATAGGCTTTCTATCTGCTAGTTGTCTTGCTCTTGTCCAGCCTACTTGTGTACCACAATCACTACCATTTTCTTCTTTCCACTCTATTGCTCTCTTAGCGTTGCTAGTAGCACCTTTAGGATAGTCAGTATAGCTTTCTAATTCTACTTCTGCTTCAATAGGTACGCAGTTAGGTACTTTACGACCATCTTTTATCTTATGTCCTATTGGCTCGTACCCCTCCGTACAAGGATTAGGTGTGATTAAGTCAGTATCAAAACACCCACAATCTTCTTCTAAGATAGTTGCTAGTGTGTCTAGTATCTCGTGGTCAGAACAAGGCATATATACTGTATTGCCCTCTAATTCGTGTTCGTGGTAACCCTCGCACCCTAACTCCTTAGCAACCTCTTGTGCATCTTCTATATTGTCAAATACAGGGAAGCCATCTATCTCGCCTACTTGTGCGTACTTCTTTTTCTTTTTCTTCTTCTTATCAGTCTTAGCTAGTGTTTCCATCTTATCGACAAAGTAACCCTCTATACTCAAACCTTTCAACTCGCCACTCTTGATACGCTCCCATACCTCATCGTTGTTTACTCGCATAGATACAAACCAAGTACCCTTTGGT